CCCGCCATTCTGCAGGGTCCGGTAATATTCACTGCCCATGCGGGAAGCCCGCTGGATCTCCGACTGGAATGACTGTGAATTTGCCGAAATTTTGATAATCAGTTCACGTAACGTCGCCATTAACCTTTCTCCGGGCGAAAAAAAACCTGCCAAAGCAGGTTTTATTCATCAGCATATTATTGATTAACTTTCAGGTACCAGTCCGGGGTTCAGACTTTCCGGACTCAGCGTATACATACCGCCATTGAATGGGGCCACAAGCAACCAGCCAACAATACCGCCAAAGACAAAGTTACCACCAATGTACCATCCATTAGCCGATGCCTTGATCGGCAGCGTTACAGGCTGATAATTCTCTTTGCTGAATGTGATCTGATAACTCTTTTTCCCGAAGTAACTGCCGTCAGATTTTTCAAGTGTTACATTCTGCGGTGTTTTGCCCGAAGAAATTGTTTTCCCTGACTCATCTTTAATAATAAAATCCGCGCCAGCTGGATTACTGTTTACCTGAACAGTCTGCGTTTTATCTCCGACAATGGTTGCACACCCCGTCAGAAAAAAGACTGCTGAGAAAATCAACGGCATGAGTTTTTTCATAAAATGACTCCGTTCAGTTAATTTCCTCCGACGTTACTTTAATAAATCCACAAGGAATCAATATTAATTTTTTGCGGCGAATGACAGTGCATCTTCCAGAGCCGCAAAAGGATCCACCTCCGGCTTATCCTCATCCTCTCCCCAGCAGAGCATGGCGTCCTTCAGTGCAACATTCATCCCCTGCGCCCCGAAAACCGCTTTCACGATCTGCGCATTACGGATATCCCCGCGCTCATCACCCAGCGGGGATATCCTGTCGAACTCCATCCACATCATCGCCTCGCTCGCAGTCAGGCTGTGGCGCAGTTCGGATAAGGTGCGCCCCAGACGGAGCGCAAGTCGCATCAGAAAGCGAATTTCCGGGCGGGCTACTTTTTTCTGGCCGACTCTGCATCAGCGATCAGTTCCAGTGCCTGACGCAGCAAGCGGGCATGTACCGGACCATAGACGGCCAGCACCTGCTCACGGTCGTCCGGAGTGAACACCCGCTGCAGGTCCGTATCACACAAAACATCGCAGAACAGCGTCACATCCGCTTCCAGGTTACGGCGGGTTTTCGCCACCACCGACAGGGTATCGTCATCCTCTCCATCACCATTGAGCACTTCCTGCCACAGATACCAGGCCTCTGCCGAAGGCTCCCGCAGCACCACGCTGACATTACCCCATTCCGGCACCTTCACCGTTTTATGACGAAACCCTGATAGTCTGGCCAGTGCCAGTGTTTTCAGATCCTTTTTCATGATGCCCCATCCCCTTATCCGGCAGCTGCGCTCACTGTCACGGTGCATTCAACAGACGTCACACTCTGTGCTTTCTCCGCCGAATCGGTCACCACGCAGGTATATTTCCCCGCATCGGCGGACTGCGCACCTGGCTTACTGAAGGTATCTGTCGTCTGCCCGTCAACCGGCTGACCATCCTTCTTCCAGACGTATTTATACGGCGGCGTTCCCCCGTTGACACTGACTGACATTGTCAGCAGCGCACCGGTATTCACGGTAAGTGTCTTCTCCGGATTTTTCACAAACGCCAGCGGTACCACATAGGACACCGGTTTGCCTTTCAGACGCAGTGAGAACGTTGCAGCCACCACGCCGTTGGTACCGGATGACCAGGTGTGCTGACGCACTTCCGCCAGGAACTTAAAGCCCTTACCGGACGGAAACTGCACCTTAAACGCATACACCGTGTCATTATCATAGGCATCACGCAGGGCGTTCTGGGCCTGATTAAGAAAAAAGTTGCCTGACATGGAAATCTCGGACGACGCCCCCAGACCGTTGATGTTCTCCTGCTCCGTGGAGCAGAGCGTGGTCACATCAATATCCTGTTTCTGGCCGGCGGTGAACTGAACCTCCTTGATGGTACAGTCCAGACGCAGATATTCCGCCTTCTCCATAGTTTCAGCAGTCGCCGGGGCAGATGAAATCATCACCTGCGTCAGCTGTGAGCGTTCATACAAAGCAGACATTCTGCCTCCTGATAATAAAAAACCCGCACGCGGCGGGATATGGGTTCTGTTGAAAAAAGAAAAACGTCACACCGTGACCTGAAACTCCAGGGTTGCACGGTAACAGCGGTTTTCCGGAATATAGCTCTGCATTTCACTGACCGATTCCGGGGCCAGCGCCATTATGGACTCACGGGCCTGCTGACGTATCTGACGCGCCTGTGTGACCGTCACCGCATAGACGTCAATCTGCACCGACACCGATGACTCTGCCTGCCCCCCCATCACGTCCGCAGATACCGATGAAATCAGGCTGAAAACCACCCACGGTAACGATACAGAGGGTCTGCCATCCAGCAGGGGGACCACATACGGGTACACCTGCCCGCCGGCAAGATGCGCCAGATGTGGGTACAAATCCGCCTCCGTCATCGTCTCAGTACCTCATCAATGGCCCGGTTCATCCGCGCAATCGCCACCCGGGCGGCCTGTTCACTGCGCACATCAAACGCCGGGCGCACAAACGGGTGCGGTGGCATATTCACGGTACCCATTTCCACAAACCGCCAGTAGAAGGCATTGCGGGGATTATCCGCCTTCATGGTGTTATCACTGTTGCCGGTGTCCGGATTAACACCACGGATATGCACACCGGATTCCATCCCGCCATCGCGGGAACGCCGGGAAAGGACCACCACATTGCGGCGCAGTTTTCCCCTGCGCACCGGTGCCCGTGACACCACTTCGTCTTTCAGTTCATTCGCCCCCGCGCGGGTTGCCTCACGCAACACCCGGTTGTTTTCCGCACCACTCAGAAGCTGCAAATCGCGGCTGATGTCCTCCAGCCCCGAAAAATCCAGCAGGGTTTCGATCATTTTTCCCCTCCCAGCCGACAGAGAATTTCCAGACGCCCGCCGGTTGCATCCGGAACCGGGACCCCGACGACATTCAGGACATGGTCACGCCAGGGACCACTCAGCACATGAAGTCGTGACGCCGCCGTGATTTCACGACCAGACTGACCGCGCACCCAGATGCGGATTTCCGCCTGCGCCATTTCCGCACCGGACTGCATCCGCTCCCGGCTGCTCCTGCCCCGGATATCCGCATGAATTTTCCCGCATGACACCCATTCTTCCGTCATTTCTCCGGCAGCATTACGGGTTAACACCGGGTTCAGAACACTGATCATCTGTGTCAGACGACCTGCAGATATTGCCATCCCCCCCTCCTCATAACACCGTCGGACAACGCAAATCGTAAATCAGCACGGAAACAGAAAACGGCAGTTCCCCCTGCACGAGGTCTTCCCGCTCAGCAAGATCCGGATTACGGTACAGCATCCCGGTCAGTCGCATGGCAGCCCCCTTCATCCGGGTTAATGCCTCACCAGGGATCAGCTCACCGTCCTCACTAATCACTTTATCCCGGCTGCCCTGGATGTAGGCCAGCAGCACGGCGGTAGCCTGACGAACCTTGTCCATCAGCATCTCATCATCCGCGTCATGGTCAACACGCAGATGTGCCTTGATTTCTTCCAGTGTCAGTAATACTGTCACTTTCCACCTCCTGCATCCCGCCCACGTTTTGCAGCCAGAGTCCAGCCTGATGAATGAGCTTCTCCGGGCTTATCACCGGTCATACTGTTGCAGTGCCACAACGAGCCCCCCCACGTCACCGTATCGCCGGGGTGGTAAGTTTCGCCGGTTCTGAACACACCACGGTAGAGCATCACCGGCAGGGAAAATGTTTTTTCCGTACGCTGGCCACTGCTCTGCCGGACCACCACAGAGAACAACCGCTCACCCGTCATACTGACGTCAATATCCGCCACCCCGTCAACCAGGCATTCCCATCCCCGCATCCCGTGCGTTTTTTCATACGCCCGCCAGAGTCCTCCAAGGTGTGTGGCATACGTGCCCCGGGGAAAGGATTTTTGATCGTCAATGGCGGGGAGTATTTCCAGTGCCGTGGCATCACGCCCGTCCTGCGGAGCCGGCAGGGCACTCACCGCCTCCAGAACCGCCTTCTGCAGAACATCCGGATCGTAGTCACGACCATCACGCGGAACAGGAATATGGCTTACCGCCTCCTTCACCATCTGTTCAAGCATCGGACGCACATCATCGGGGGTGATACTTTTGCCGTCTGCCGGTACCGGTATTTTTCCGACGGCATCATTCACCGCCTGCTGCAGAACATCCGGATCGTAGTCACGACCGTCGCGCGGAACAGGAATATGGCTCACGGCCTCTTTCACCATCTGCTCAATCATCGGACGCACATCATCGGGGGTGATACTTTTGCCGTCTGCCGGTACCGGAATATTCGCAACCGCATCATTCACCGCCTTCTGCAGAACATCCGGATCGTAGTCACGACCGTCGCGCGGAACAGGAATATGGCTCACTGCCTCTTTCACCATCTGCTCAATCATCGGACGCACATCATCGGGGGTGATACTTTTGCCGTCCGCCGGTACCGGTATTTTCCCGACCGCATCATTCACCGCCTGCTGCAGTACATCCGGATCATAGTCACGACCATCACGCGGAACAGGGATATGGCTTGCTGCGTCCTTCACCATCTGCTCAAGCATCGGACGCACATCATCACCCGTCACGCACTTCTGTAATACCACAGACTGAGAAGCCAGTTTTTCTTCAAACGTTTGTGCCTGCGCGGCTATTTTCTCCTCAAATGTACGCTGTAAATCCGCCAGCACCATGGCGAATTCTTCGCCCAGTGCACGAATAATGGACAGTTCCCGTTCCGTCATTTTCGCAGTATCCCCCTGAACATCGCTTTCACCGCATCATGCTCTGTTTCACTGATTGCCTTATTACCGTCAGATGCGCCATCAGGCAGTTGTGCTGAGACTGTTTTCCCGGACGACGCGAACGGATCCTCACGGGCATCACGACGGGACAGCGCCTCCAGACTGTAGTTCTGCTGCTGAAGATACAGTGCATCACCTCCCGCAAGGGGCGGCAGGTTCTCACGTTTACGGGCCTCATTGGGCGTCAGCAGCGTATTTTTCACCGACTCACCCAGCGTTTTCATGCGCCGTTCGCTGTCCATTCTCAGCAGCGTGGTGACGTCAAACTCCGTACTCTCGTTTTCCCCCGTTTCCAGCGCCTCATCCAGTAACAGCTCAATGGACTCAATCAGCGTCTGCAGACACTGGGAATAATACTGCTGCTCCAGCGCCTCCACGTTATCACTGGAGGGAGGTTGTCCCACACCAATCTTGTAGGCCGGGACACGGAACACCGAACAGACAATTTCAGCCGTCATTTTCAGTTGTTCCACCGTCTGCGCATCCACCGGTGAAAACGTCGTGGGGTTATATTTCGCCCCGTTGCTCAGAATCGCCGTTTTCCCCGCATTTTCGCCGGTATACCCGCTGTCCCAGTTGCTCTTCAGTTTTTTCGCATTTTCTTCCGTTATACTGCCGGGGATCTCAATCACCCCGGACGGCCTGCCGCCATTTCTGAAAAAAGACGTTGAATTTGCCTGAATATGATGCCCCTGCGTGGCAGCCAGCCCGGCAGCATACACCGGCGGCAGCCCCACAAGCGGATGAAAAAAACAGTTAAACCGGTCGTGGATCACTTCCCGGGCAGGCACCGTCACCGCCTCCGTGATCCCGCAGTTCCGGTCCGGCGTGATGCGATAGAACACCTCGCCGTCATCCGCCACCAGAGGTTCAACCCGGCTCCAGTCCAGAATACGCAGTTCTTTGATCTGCCCACGGGTGTTACGGATTTTCAGCACCACCGTATTTCCGTGACGCAGTTTGGCGTTCAGCCACAGTTCAAAAAACTGGATACGATTCTGCTGTGCATTGGGACGACGACAGAGACGGGCAATATCCCCCTGCCGTTTTTCACGGCGGATCCCCTGTGTATCGGTCTGCATCAGGCGCAGTCGCATTTTGGCGATATCCTGGGATATCAGCGAAATGCAAGAAAACACCGCATGAAAGGAGAGGACACTTTCCGGATCGGCTTTCACTCCCTGCTGCCAGGCACCGGCAAAAGGCTCTGCCACCGCCTGAAACAGGCTGGTCCAGCCCACCTCTTTTACATCACGTCCTGATTTCTGGTTTTTTCGGGGTCGCCGCAAAAGGTTCCACATTCGCCATGCTCCGCATCACGTTTCTTTTTCTGACCTGCCGGACGTCGCGCTGTGATGTACTCCGCCTTCCCCAGGCGAACCAGCACCTCCGCACACGGCTGTGCCACATCACGGATATCCCCGGCCCGGGCATCATGCGTGCCCTGCAGATACTGGATTTTTGCCATCAGTTACTGCGGGAAGCTCGCGCCTCCCGCCCTCCTCATCAGACTCAGCCGCCGGACGCAGTTCCGTAGTTCACACCGGTGATCACCGCCACCGCCGCAGTACGGCGACGACGCCAGTTGATCCAGCGCTCCGCACGGATGGCCACGCTGCCGGTCTGGAACATGGAGACCAGCTCCACCGGTGACGGTGTGCTGCTGTCGCTGGTCGGTTCAGACTGCATCTCCAGTGACGCTTCACGGGACATATCCACCGCCACACCACCGTCATCAGCCAGATAAATATCCGGCGCATTCACCAGTACCAGCTGGTCACCCACATACTGGGAGACAATCACCGGCAGCCCCTGGAAGGTCCCGCCCAGCAGGGTCATGTCCGGATATTCCTTCTGCCCCAGCGCATTTTTACGCATGGACAGCGCCAGGGCATTCGTGCTGGACATCAGCCAGACCGCACCGGTGGGCTGCAGATTTGC